TGTGTAGTATCAACCCGACAAACAAAGTTATACCATGCTGACGTATCTCGTAGCACAGCATCCGATACAAAATACTCTTTGTAACTATTGCTTTCTGTTTGCATCACTCGCAAAAAATCATCTGATGAAATTACAAACTTAAAGTAGTTTTGGTTGTTTGCGCCTGACGTAAATATCGGAGTGTGTTCGCCTGTCAAGCCACGTTTTAACCAACAAGAAATTGTGAAGGTTCTACGGTTACTTGTGCTGCCCGGTGTCCACGTAAGGGCTGGCGTATCAACAGCCGCATATCTAACAGACTGACCTATCTCGTGAGGATAGAAACCTTTTGCACCGCTAAATAACTGTAACCCACCTGCTCCGAATGGTCCTGACATAGTTACTCCTAGCTAAATGCCAACTGTGGCGCACCAAGCAAGATACGACCTGATGCTGCAACTACATACGGTATGATATCCGTTGCACTAGCTGCTGTAGACAGCGTGATACCTGCACCACCTGCAGTTTCATAGTCTGTGCCAAGCGACAGAGTGCGTGAGCCTGTACCGTCTTGGATACAAACGATGAAGCCTGACTGACCCACTTGTTCAGTTGATGGATTATCAAGAGTTACGTTACCTGTCAGAGTCAGTACAAAGTTTTGATTTGCACCAAAGTCTAGTGTTACGTTACCTGTGTTGCTTGTGTCTGTATCTGTTGTAGCAATGGCTGTGCCTGTGACGGTAACGCCAACGGAGGAAGTTTCAAATTTCTTTTCATTATCAAAATATAATTCAACCGCATCGTCAGTTTTAGCAACTAACATCTGTTCAGCTTGGTTTTTCATAAGCTGGATGTTGTTGCCGTTAGTGGTAATTAGGAAGTTGCCTGTTCCAGTATCCTCAATAAAGCTAGTAGACCCGTTGTGATAAATTTTTAAATCCGCAGAATCTCCAAGTTGAAGTTGGGCGTCATCAGGAAATCTCAAATCATCTGTACCAGTTGGTACAAAGGCTACCGTAGTGTCTGCATCGTTCTTGAGAGTTATGTCTGATGTAGAGCCTTGCCCTGTCAGGATAAGACCCTCTGCCGCTGTGTAGCCGATAGCAGCATTGTCGCCAGCACTGGTGTCAGCCGTGGCCTCTACCGTACCACCAGTAATAACGCCTGTAGTGGTGATTGCGCTAGAACCATTGTCTATTGCGCCAAAGCCGGAAGTGATGCTGCCAGAGTTAAGCGCACCAGTTGTAACAATGTTGGAGTCTCCTGCCGCTGGTGCTGCGGATATGTCAGACAACACTTCAGAAGCAGAACGCCCTTCAATAGATGTACCGTCAATACGTAGAAAGTCATTGTCGGCAGCACCGCTGGTAAACACAGGCAGGTTGCCATTAGATATACCAGTAGACAGAGTAGCCACTGTAGTAATCGCTGTGCCATTTAATGTCATGGCGTCAGCTTCAAGCGTTCCATCAATGTCAGCATCGCCAGATACATCCAATGACCCAGCATCTAGTTCGCCTGTAAGCGTAATATTACGGAAGCTGGCTACATCTTTGTTAGCATCTGCTGTGACTACTTTACTTGCAACCACTGTACCTACAGCAGCACCCGTGTCGCTATAATTAAGTTCAGCCGCTGTTGACGTGACGTTAGTGCCGCCGATGTCAAGCGTAGTCATTGACACTTCACCAGCTACAGTGAGTACGCCATCTGCTACCGTCATTAAATCCGTGTCGTCCGTGTGACCAATAGTAGTGCCGTTGATAACAACGTCATCAATGTCCAGTGATCCACCAGTAATCAAGCCCGTGGTTGTGATTGTTGAAGACCCTGTATCAATCGTACCAAACCCACTGGTGATAGAACCAGAGTCAAGTGCGCCTACAGTGGTAATATTGGAAGTTGTATCGAGTGCGCTTTCAAAGAATGTTTCAAAGTCAGACAGTGCAACTTGCTTCATAGTTCCAGCATCGTTAACAATCAGCCTGTCAGCAGCAGCAAGTGTAGTTGATGTAGCTGTCGTGTCACCATCTATTAAGTTTAATTCTGCGGTTGTAGCAGTAACACCATCAAGGATATTAAGTTCTGCAGCAGTGGATGTAACATTGGTGCCACCAATATCTAGTGTAGTTACAGACACTTCTCCAGCAACTGTAGCAATACCGTCTGCTAGTGTAATTAAATCGGTGTCATCAGTGTGACCTATAGTTGTGCCGTTGATAATTACATTATCTACAGTCAAAGTTGTTAACGTACCAACTGACGTAAGATTAGGCATTGCCGTAATTTCGTCATCAAAATAGGCAGCTAAGTCTGTGACCGCCACCTGTTTCATAGTTCCTGCATCGTTGAATACAACACGATCCGCATCAGCTACAGTGGTAGATGTAGCAGAGGTGTCGCCATCAAGAATGTTTAATTCTGTTGTGGTGACCGTAGCACCATCTAGTATCTCCAGTTCAGCTTCAGATATACCAGCACTACCGATTGTTAGTGTGCCGGATATATCTACGTTACCGTTAATGTCAATGGTAGTGGCAGCAATTTGTACTTCAGAATCAGCAACCAGATCAAGCTGTCCATCTGTGCTTGAGTTAATGTAGATGGCTGTATCACGGAACTGTAGTTTTTCTGTGCTGGCTACAAGTATGTCATCCGAAAATTCAAAGTAATCTTCGTCTTCCATCCATTTGAGTACACCGTCACTTGTCTCACCGTCGAAGGTAATCGTGATGTCTGTGCCTGATGTTCCCGCGCCAAACGTAAGGGTGTTGCCCAACAGCTTTGTAATCGGGCCACCCTCTGCGGTAGTCCCATCGTGTGTGTGTCCTGTGCTGGCGGCGAAAGCAGCTAGTAGCTGATTAAACTCATCGTTGGTGTGAGCAGCGGTGATGGTATCGCCGTCAGTGTAGGATGATTGTCTGGTATAAGTAGCACCCATCTAACGTCTAGCTCCTGTTTGAAATTCTAGTTGAAACCCCTTGAGAGAGTAGGGAGCGGTAGTACCCCCATCGTTTACTCGTAAAGCCACAGCAAACCCTGACCCCTCTACGGACTGCCTGACTAGGGGCTGAGATACACCCCCATAAGTTCCCGTCCCGTAACTAGCTACACCATACGAAGCAACAACATCGCTGGAATCTAGGGGATACGCTGCAGGACGAGGTGCATCCGGGGATTCATAGTCATACCTAAGAAACAAATCGGCGTCTATTGTAGAGTCCGGTTTGTAGTTTACGATAACACGCTGCATGTGCTTACGTATGCCAGCGTCACCAAATGTGAGGTCTGGCCCACGATACTTGCCTAACACAGCCGTGCCATCGAAGTCACTACCAGACTCTTGTCTAAATATATATCCTGTAGAATCCGCACCGTGTAAAACAATGACGTTACCATCGTCTACAAATGTATCCGTGCAAGCGGGTTTTATTCCGCGCATTTCCGAAAACTCAAACTTCTGTCCCTTCATCACGCAAATTACCCCTTTGGTAATTGTTTCTGCAACAGTGGCTTTAGTAAAAAATATACGGTACTGTGTTTTGTCGGGTATTACGAGACTTTGAAAGCTGGCTGAGTCTGCAATGTTTTCATTGAAAAGGGACTGCACATTTGAACTTATAGTGCCCAACTCCACGTCACCAATCCTTGCTGTACCTGCGACTGTACGCAACCCGTCAGGACCAAGAAAGATGAGGTCACCAGCAAATTCTTGAATAGTGAAACCATTTAAGCAGCCAATGTTACGAGTAACTGGTACGACAGCAAAATCACTAGAACTGCTGCCACCAACTTTAAATATCCTGTTTTCACAAAAAATAAATAGATTGTCACGAAAGACTTTAAGACCTGTAACGGTGTCATCAACTTTGATACTTCCTGCACCACTGCCGCTAGAAAATGCGTCTTCGTCGAATGGCTGGCTAAACACTACTTCTTGTGGTGTACTAGACTTACCAGCGTAGAACATGTGGTTCTTGAATGCCGCTACAAACTTGGAACCAGCAACGCTACTCTCGCTTACATCTGTAGCAGAGAACGAAGTGTTAAACACGGTAGGTGCGTTGGCTTGGTCAACCACAATCATCTTGTCGTTGCCATCAAAATTAAACCGCTCGAAGTTGTACTTCGCTGCACTGGTGCGTCCACTGTCGATGCTTGTCCAGCTAGACCCTCCGGGAGTGGCTTGAAATATGCTAGTGCCTCGTGCTGCAACTACTTTACTTGCGAATGAAGCAACTAGCAGAATAGGTTCAGAAGAGTCTGCTGTTTGCGGAACCACGCCCGTCACATATTTTGAAAATCCTTTGATACGCTTATATCCGCCCTCTACGTCAGGTTCGAAGTTTTCTAACTCTAAGGCTTCTCCCGGTTGCATCATAAATGTAGAGCGGTTCTTTATCAGACCGCCTTCACAGTTGAATGCCACAGGTTGTGCTTGAGATAGATCAGCCAATTACACAGCCCTCATGTAGTTTTTGCGGTTGAGAAGCTCTACCTTCATACGCTTGATACCGTCGTCATATTCTTTCAAAGAAAATTGTGCAGACTGCACGTCTGATCTAAACAGATGAGTGTAGTATTTTGCACGAGAAATTATCACTGGTTCGAACCGTGTCGGAATAATCGACGTATCAGTCGCCGAAGATAGATCAGTATGAGAAACGTAATAGTCGAACTCCAGTGTTCTGTTGCTGGTGTCAGGTATGGGCGTCAAGCCAATCTCGTCGTTGTATGTGGTGTACACAAACTCAGGATCAGCAAACTTGTCAGTGTCTAGCCGATTGTCACGTTCTCTGTATCTTTCGTTGTATTCTTCGTAGGACAGATACTTTAAGGGTATAGGTTCTATGTTTTCGCTCAACTCAATGAGCTTGACATACGCTGCGCTACCTGCTGCTTCAGTAAATGACACGAAGTGTGTAATTGCTGTGGCAGTGAATGTGGTTTCGTTTAGGGATACTTCGTTGGCATTTGATACGGTCAACGTGGCAGATTTAGTTTGTGATCCCCCAGAGCTAGTGCCTACATCCAAAGTGAGGGTGCCACCGCTTGTTTGTGTTAGGATTATATACGAACGACCTACAATGAGGTCAGATATTTCTTGTGTTACTTTTGCGCTGGTAAGAAGCAAAGTGTTACCAAACTTAGAACTTGCAGCAGGACTACCCGACACTGTGGTCCATCCTGTTATGCTTGCAGACCCCGACACTTCGTACGTGCCGTTGGTTATGTAGTTCTTGGGTTTCAAGAACATGTTGTCGTAGTCTACATACTTCAGGGTGGATGCTATACTTGCATGGCTATACAGTTGTTTACCAGCTATAACATCTATGGAGCCTGTTGCTTGTGTAAAAGGCCAATTAAGTTCTGAATTAATTAAGTCAGTAATAGAACGATTTACGTAGTCTTTGACTGTGGTCTGCACTCCACGCGAAGAACCGAAGTTAGAGCTTGTCAACTCTACCTCGTTGAAATCACGTAGAACATTATTAACTAGGGTGAGGTATGTGCTTGCCATATCAGTAGCCGTTAAGTTTCGCTATCAAGATCTTCAAGTGCATCAAGCTTGTCTTGAGCATCCGCCCAACTAGCGACTGCCTTGTCCATCTCCTCAAGCAGTTGCGGGTGTTCCCCGATAGCTGCCGGGTTTTTTGTGTAATTTGTGTAAATAAACAACGCATCTTTCTTTTGAGCTTCATACTTGTGTTTAAGTGCTTCATAAGCAAGACGTTTCATAGTGCTATCCTCGTACAACATTATACACCTTTATACTGTTATTGGCAAGAATTATTTTCTTGACTTTTCTATCGCTTCGAATGTTTCACGTAGTGTAGGAGGTTTTTCGTGTTTAGGGTCGTACTTACATTGTATCTCTCGTGGGTAGTATTCTCCCATGTTGATCCAAACACTATCCACCGTATTGTTAGGACCATGATATATACAAAGCCTTTCTCCGTCTATGTTGTTGCATCCCTTCAGTCTGCACGTTACGTACTCAGGCCAAGTTTCTGCGTTAGCTGCCAAGCCCTTGAGAAACAATACAAAACCAACAATAAGTCCTGTACCTACACAGCCCATAATTATCCACGCTACTACCTCTACAAACTTACGGCGGCGTTGTCTTTGTTTGTACAAGGTTTCTTGGCGTTGCTTGCGGATGGAACCCTCCATCTTTACCAACTCATCCCACTTGGACTTACCCATCGTCATGCCAATCCACTGTTGTAGTTCGTAGCGTTGTTGTTGGGCTTTCTGTTTAGCAGCGAATGTTTCTATTGCTTCTTGTTCTACAGACTTACCTGCAAACAACTTTTTGAAAATGGGCGGGTTCTTCGCTTCCTTCTCAAGCATGTCCAAGTCAGACATGGCACCCATCCAACGGGATAAGTCAGACGCCATCGACTCAATGTCACGACCTACTTGGAACCCCTTCTTTATAGCTCCAAATGCGGCAGATGCGGTAGCCATTGCACTGATTGGGTCCATTTACGCTGCTTTCTGTAGCGGGTTATTCGCATGTACTCCCATCCACTTACTCCACTCAGCGTAGTAGTGTCTCATTCCTACTTCGTCGTGGATAGTTCCGTTTTCGTGTCTGCCGTGCAATATGTTGCGAGGTTCAGTTCCGGGCCGCATTGTTGTGCCCTGACCCGCTACCCCAATTAAGTCTTCATGCAGATTACGACCAAACGGTCCCCATATTGAGTTGTGGTGTTCGATGCGTGTGTTTCGTTCGGTTGGTGTGTCGTTTTTTAATCCGTAGCCACGAAACTCAATCAGCACTTTGTCAGGACCAAGTGGAGTTACGCTGTCGCTGCGGTATGCACTGCCTCGCAAGTTAAAGTTGTAGCCGGGAAACAAGTCTACCATGTACCACTGATTTGGTGGCAAGTTGGGAAAAGACAATTCACCCCTGTCGTCAAACCCGTCGTATTCTTCGTAGTTGACTGTAAAGCTACTTACGTTTACGTGGCCGTTATCAAACGGTATATTTTTTCTAGCGAAGTATTCATCGTTAAAGCCCGACACACGGTTAAAGTAGTGCATGAAGTCGTGGTAGAACTCACTGTTAGTATCATGCCACAGTTTGTAGTTTGTACCTATAATGGCTTTGTGGTAGTGGAATACCTCTAGTTCTTCTGCATCAATAGCATCAGCAATACAATCAAACGCTCCACAAGTCCACTCCTCTACACTCATGTCTGGGTTCTTGTTTAGCGTAACCCACACCATGCCACCATGCTTTACTTCGCAGGGCAGTTCGCCCCAGCCTCGTGCGTGATAGCACAAAGATATGTCGTTACCTGAAGGGGATGTAACACCTTTGTTTAAAAATGACCTATAGCCATTGTCAAATTTAACAGTGATTATATTTTGCCCAGCTATCTGTGCAGTCCTGTAGCTTCCTATGTGTTGCATTTCACTCTTGTGAAAGCAGGGAACCCACACCCTTGAAAAGATGTTTGTTAATTCTTCTTCGTACAGGCTTTGGTCAGAGTAGATAAGAGAGTTTACATATTCTAGGTTAGGTCTTTTAGTCCAGTTTTTGTGATTACGTGGTGGCATCAGTATACCTTTACGTTACCTTCCGTTATGAACTTCGGCACACAGTATGCCGTCAGGAGATTGCCTTGTTTGTGTAGGGTTTGTGCGTACCAGACGCATTCGTTGAGGTCTTTGAAGTGCATGTCGTTGCTGACCAACTTTTTGTCATCTCCTACGCCCACAAAAACAAACAGGAGAAAGACGTGGGTCATCACGTACGTCTAGGACGCTTATATTTACCCTTAGTCATGCGATCAAATGTTTCTGGAGCTATAGGAGCATCATGCTCTGTGTATTCATACGTGTATGTTTTACCGTCTACTTCTTCTTCTCTTTCAACAGAACGACCACGAATAACAGCTTGTCCTAGTGTAAAGGGAGTCATATTTTTTTCTCTTTCCCTTTGTTCTTTTTTGTTTTTTTCTGCGGAGTCTTGGGCATAACGTGGTGTTTGGTATCTCATCACAACTCTCCCGTCTTCATAGCCTCTGCCAATTTAGTGGCCCGTGATTTTACTTGACGTGCCCAACGCGAGTCGAGCATCTCGATTGATGCGGTATCGAAATCCCCTGCCTCTACTGCTGCCCACATCTTCTTGAACTTACACAGACGCGGTACACCCATGTTGAATGCCATGTCCATCAAGATAAGTTGCCGTGCAGCATCTAATTTGTATACACAGGGGTGCGCTTTGCACAGTTCCTTCTCTACGATCTTTATGTCATTTGTAGCTAGGTACTTGGCGTCTGCTTCGTTTATGCCGTTTGTGTACACGATAGCCATGTTAGGTATGTCCATGTACTCCAGTTCTTCTGGAGTGATGCCACGATCTTTGAGGTTACGCCCTATGCCTATAGTCTCTATACCCAAACTGTCTTTGTACACAGTGAGGACCATACCCTCATGTTCAATCAGTTTGTACAGGAATGTGTTTCTGTCGTATTTCATTTCTTTATCGTATGCGTGTGCATTCATCGGGTTTTTCTCCACTGGGTAACCTCCCGTGTTTTCCATCTTGAACATAGACATCTATACTTCTTTTGCTCCTACTACAGTGCATTTGTAAGTTATTGATTTCCAATCGCCGTCTATGGGTAGCTCTTCGTGGAGTGCTTGCATCTCAATACACATGGGCTTCTCTTCGAACCACTGTATTGTTTGTGTAGCACAAGTCTCTAAGGAACAAACTGTCAGCATCAAAGACCAAACAACTTCCATTACACTATGCTTTTTCGTGACTCAGCCAAACCGCAAATGCACCTGTCATGGCCCCCGTGACTACACTCACTAGACCCGCCTGTGCGTTTGTCGGATCTGGCAGGAGCATGAACCAATCCACTACCCGCCAAGCGGATATTGACATCATAATCATCATCAAGCGGGGTAATATCTTCCACTTGAGAAACCGTTCCATCGTTACTTCGGCCACGATTAATCCTTTCTCGTTCTTTAGCAGACGGGCGCATACACCACATGATACCCATTACTTACATAAATCCTCATACTTAGTAGTATGCAGTCTGTGCTGTGACAGGTCGCCAGCATACTTAGGGTTTAGTATTCTTTGTATCAGTAACTTTATGTACTTCATTTTTTGCCAAAGAACTTCGTCGCACTTCTAACTCCAAAGCTTGCAGCAACAATAACGCCCAAGCTGTACTGGTACCATTGAGGCATTTGCTCCAGTTGCTGAAATCCATGTGATACGACATCTTCCATCCCCGGAATAAACGCTAGTATTAAGGGCACAGAGAACAAGATTACCAGCCACTCGTCTTTCCACGAGTTTTGACTGCCCTTAACTGCAGCTAAGTCCCAATCAATCTCACCCGTCGCTTTTTTTTCCATAATAGTCGCTTCAGCCTTTGCCGTTGCGACTTTCGCCAAAGTCTTAGCTTTCTTTGTTTCAACCGTTCCTTCAAGCCACGTACCTGCTAGTTGTGTAATTGGTCCGATAAGTAGGTTTAACATTTCCACCTCTTTCGTGCTTGGCGCAGTCTGCTATTCGGATCTTTTGCAGCTTTGGGAAACTTCTTCATCTGTCCTGCAGAACGGGCACAAAATGACTTACGCCTTTTGGCTGCTTTACTTCCGGGCTTCACCTTGCCTGTAACTGCAGTCTTGAGCTTGCTGCCGG